GAAAGTATAGGCAGCCATCGTTGCATGATAAAACTCCATTGCCATTAGATGGTCCAACGGCTCCAGGTGGAGGGTCAAAGAGCAAGGTCAAAAAGAGCAGAACAGGGAACAAGGTATTCACTGATGTTTGGTCAGGATTCTAATAAAGTCGAAATATGTAACTAACAAGCATAACATAAAAGCTTGACAATATAAACCGTTGCATGTATCATTAATGTTGGAGGTTGGACTCACGTCATATGTGCGGTCCGGCCTTTCCTTATGTCCATTCAGACGTTCCAGAGGGAGCGTCTTTCTTATTGCCTATGCAGGGATATTCTTCCTTTTGTCGAAGAGATTTGACAGGAGGGAGGTGTTAAAGAATGGATGGGTTCAATTTCAAGCCATATGATTTTAATAACAGCCTAGCTTCGCAAACTGCTAGAGACTCAACGGAACAAATCAGAAAAATGCAGGAAGCTATGCAGAGAAAAAATCGAGAAGAAGCAGAATATAAGAAACTCATGCTGGAATCAGTTCAAGGAATCGAGTCAAATACCAGTGGGCTGCCTGAGATGATTAGCCTAATTAGAGCTAATGGGGAAAAGAGCGACGAGGTATATGACATACTTGTTGAAATACTTGCACTATCTAAGGCGAAGGATATACAGGAAGCTGATAGCAAGTTTGAATCAATAACGAATAAAGCAAAAGGCCTTAGTGATTCAATTGAAACTACTCAGAAACTGTTTGGCTATGCGGTGATAGCGTATCAAACTGTGAAATTAGCCTTAACGGCTGCGGGAATCAATATCTAAGTGTTTAGCACTCTCACATGGAGGGTGCTTTCTTTATGCCTATTTATATATTAGGAGGTGCATGATGTCTCAGCCAAGACGGAAGCGCTATAAGGCTAAGGATCGGAAGCAAGGGGAACCGGCTAAATCACCTCCAAAGATTAAGTATGAGGACACAAGGAAGTTCGATATGTTTGATCGCATGATGCGGAGCAATCGAGGAATCAAGGTGGAATAAAAAAAGAAAAGAGAACTGATTTACTCAGTTCTCTTCCCCATATATTATATCTCATTTGTAAACCTTCAGAGAAAAACGTGTTTACGTTTCTCTCCACCCTCAAATAACAATAGATTTATTATCTGAGGATGAGTGCTAATGCTAAGCTGAACACCATGAAGATTACAACATAAGACATTTGATCACCTCTTTATGAAATTGTCTAGTTTGGACAGGGCAATTATAAAATTAATAGGGGTGAGTGTCCAGTGGTAATATATTGCTGGCCCAAGGCAAACTTTCTAATCGTGATGATGCATAACATTAGGATTAGAATTGACCTTGAATACCTAGTTGTTCAAGATCAGAGATAAGCCCCTTTAAATCCAAAAATTGTATCGGTGGAACTATCCGCCGTGCATTCTTTAAAAGCCGTTTATCATCTGTCACCAATGTTAGGTGTGAATAGTTTTGGCACATGACAAGCAGTGAATAGTCTGTAGCAGAGACTTTATTCCCAACGATACTGTATATCTCGTTTTCAATTTTAACAGTGAGCCTATTTTCCTTATGGCTCGGGAGCATTGAAGAGACATCGTTGTTTATGCTATGCCTTAGTATTTGCTCTATATGGGGATCGTTTAGGAAAGCATCGAGGTCAGGTACGTAATGACCTAGTTCTACAAAACAATCATTGGTTACTTTGAAATCAACTAAAGCGCTGCTTTCAATTACATCCAATAGGTTCGACTCTTTTTCCCAGATAGTAAGAATTATGTTTGTATCAAGTAAGTAAATACGCTTAATGTTTATCCCTCCCAAAATAAATTGTTACAACTATTATATCTTTATTGTCTTACGAAGTCTGCATAAACTGCATGCGAAAGAAACGGGTTGAGAGATAACAGAGGATGAGGATGGAGTACATGAGTAAGATCATTATGGATAAGGGTAATGGCTAAACCTTGGGCTATTAAGTTCTACCAATCAAAGGCGTGGCAAGAGTGTAGGACATCTTACATTGCTTCAGTCTATGGGCTATGTGAGACATGCAAGGACAGAGGACAGATAGAACCAGGTAAGATACTGCATCACACGATCTACCTAACTCCATTGAATATCACAGACCCGAACGTATCACTTAACCATGAGTTACTTCTGTATGAGTGCCAAGGCTGTCACAACAAGGAGCATCATGGGGGAGATACCAAAGCGACGAGGGATGGGTTGATGTTCGATGGGAGTGGGAACCTGATTAGGAAAGGATGATAACAATGGACGAACAAGATAAGTTATATGTACTGCAAATGGATTCATGGTTGACTGAACAAGAGGCAAGGGCTAAGGAAATGACAACAACCATTGAGACATCTGGCATTATTGTAGAGCAGAACAAACTACAGCTTGGGTGGTTGTTAGAGCGCATTGCCAAGGCAGTTGTAGAATATAGCGGATGGAAAGAAGAGAAGGCCAAGGCTAAGGATTAGCCAATGCCACTAAGAGCATTACGACCATGCAAACAAGCAGGATGCATACAGTTGACCAGGGATGTATGTGGTTACTGTCCCGGTCACGTACATGCAGCACAAGAGACTCACTCAGAGTACAAGAGAAACAGAACAGATAAGAGAGAGCAACTATTCTACACCTCAACTCCATGGATAAAGACAAGAGCAAGTGCACTGAGAAGGGATCATGGACTATGCCAGCACTGCTTAAGAGATGACAAGGTAACGCTTGCTGCTATGGTACATCACATCATCGAGCTAAAGGCTAACTGGTCACTTCGATTAGTGTTAAGTAACCTAGTATCATTGTGCAATAGGTGCCATTCGAGGATACCTAAGGGGAGATGACACCCATAGGGGGGGTGTAAATCTCTACAGACGTTCAACTCCAAGTCGTTGGCCCCCTCAGCGTGTAAAAAAATCCGTTTTTGAAACTTTTTAGGAAGGAGTGGTGGCTATGGGCGGTAGAAACGGTCAACCAGTTAACTTAATCTTAGCAAAGGGCCTCAGCCATCACTTAACTAAAGCAGCGATCGAGCAGAGAAAAGCGGCTGAAATAAAAACAGGAACCAAGAACCTCAGGTGTCCGGATTACGTCAAGAATGATGTCAATGCCTTCAAGCGCTGGAAGGAAATCATCAAGGTTTACAAGGATGTGGACTTCGTTTCTTCGGGAGACGTTGGAATACTGGCTCGTTGCTGTATGACGCACTCGGAATACCTAAGACTCCTGGACAACAGGAAGCACCTTGAAGCGTTGGAAGCAGATTGGTCTCGATATGGCGATATACTCCCCGATGATTTCTCATATCGGATAGAGCAAATCTTGAAACTTAATCCATTGCTGCAGTTAGAAACGGCCATCAACAAAAAGATGGACCTTCTCATAAAGATGGAGGACAGGTTATTCCTCAATCCTTTGGCCAAGGTTAAGAATATTCCCAAGAGGGAACCGGATAAAGTAGATCCGCTGACGGAAAGAGGGTTTGGCGATGTATGATATCCCTACTGGAAGAGTTAATCGATTACTCCAACGACATCGTAGCCGGTCAGATCATTGCTTGTCAGAAGCATAAATGGGCATGTCAAAGATTCTTAGATGACATAGCGAGACAAGGGACCGAAGGGTTCCCTTTTATATTTGTCGAGAAAAAAGCAGAACGTTTTCTTGACTGGATGCGGTTATTCAAACATCGAAAAGGTGTCCTTAAAGGCCGACACATTGAGCCTCATATAATTCAAAAGTTTGTTTTCGGTAATATTTATGGTTGGATCCACAAAGACACAGGGTACCGACGATTCAACAAAGCATATTGGCAAGTGGCTCGTAAGAACGCTAAGTCTCAAAGTTTGTCGTGCGTTGGAAGTTATGAGGAAATGGCTTTTGGAGAAGGGGCCTCAGAGGTATATTGCACAGCAACGAAAAGAAAACAAGCTAGGATTGTACAAGATGAAACCATAGAAATGCTTAAGGCGTGTCCAGAACTAAAGGGAAAATACAAGATAGCTTATGGACAAATAGTGCACTTAAAAACAGGCTCTATCATGGAAGCATTGTCGAAGGAAGATGGTAAAAAGGGCGATGGGTACAATCCCCAATGTGGCATCATTGACGAGTACCACGCTCATGAGACTAGCGAGATGTACGACATTATTGACAGCGGCATGGTGGCGCGTCCTCAACCGTTGCTCATGATCATCACAACTGCAGGCTTTGACCTTACGAATCCCTGTTATTCCGTCGAGTACAAGCTTGTTTCGCACATCCTAGACCCCGATAACCCTTACGTTAATGACAATTACTTCGTCATGGTGAACGAATTAGACAAAGATGATGACGTAAAAGATGAATCCGTTTGGGAAAAGGCAAACCCAATCGTGTGTTCTTATCCTGAGGGCGTTGACTCCATCCGGAAAAGGTTGAATTTAGCCCTTGAGGCGCCCGAGAAGATGCGTGATTTTCTCACAAAGACAGTTAATGTATGGGTACAAATGAGGGAATTCGGATACATGGACCTAGCAAAGTGGGCCAAATGCGGACAAGAACTCGACCTTGAGGTACTCAGAGATAAGGAATGTACCATTGGAACCGACTTATCCTCCACATTGGACTTAACCAGCGTTGACCATGAGTTCAAGATCGAGGGCAAATACTTTGTACTATGCCATTCGTTCATGCCGGAAGAAAGACTTAAGGAAAAGATGGCGACAGATAAGGTTCCGTATGATCTGTGGGTAAAGCAAGGATGGATAACCCTAACTCCTGGTGAGGTTGTAGATTATGCTTTTGTTATTGAGTACATCAATACTGCAAATGAGAAATATGGATTCATCCCTAAAGAACTTTGCTATGACAAATGGAACGCCAATATGTTTGGTACCGAAATGACTAACCAAGGATATGTGTGCGTTGATATTAGGCAAGGGATGCAGACGTTAGGAGAACCGACAAAGAACTTCAGGGAAGAGGTATATAAGGGCAATGTAGTTCACAATAACAATCCGGTTCTTACCTGGGCGATTGGTAACGCTGTGACGAAGATGGCGGCGAATGAAACATTCATGCTGGATAAATCCAAAAGTACACAGAGGATTGACCCCATAGCCGCGCTTATTAATGCACATACCCGGGCTATAGGGGCAGTAGAAAAAAGCGTCTATGAGAAGCGTGGCATGAGGAGCTTGTTGTAGAAAGGAGGTGTCAAATGAAACTTATCAACAGAGTAAAGTTCCTA